TGAGCCTGCCGGTACGGGTTGAACGAGTGGCCGTTGATGTCGTTCTCGTGCACCCAGGTGCGCGCGACCATTTCCTTGATCGAGCGCAGGGTGTCCGTGTCGAACTTGTACGTGTGCCCGTGAAGATACGGCGTGCCGTTGATCTTCAGGTGCTCGCCGCCGCACGGCGCGAGGTCGATGCGATACCACCAGAGATCCGTCTTGCCGTCCTCGGCCTTGCCGGCGAAACGCTCGACGACGCCCGACGTCAGCAGCGCCGATTGCGCCTGCGCGGACAGGCGTGCCGATTCTTCCTCAGCAATATCCTTGGCCGCGCCGAGCGCAGCGTTTTCCGCCTCGAGCGCTTTGATGCGTTCGAGCAGTGCTTCGCGACTCTCGTCGACCGGTTCGGTACCGCCGATCAATTCGTCGGCGTCAGCCGACTCCGGAGCCGGTTTTCCCGGCTCCTGCGAGTTACGTGCGGCCATCAGTTACTCCTTACGCGGTGGTCACGGTACCGCCCTGGTAACCCGGTGCGAACGCGGAGCCGCATTCGACGCGAGCCAGGAAGGCCGTGTTGAGCAGAATCGAGCCGTAGAACACCTTCCACGACACGACCCGGGTTTGGTTCAGCGGATCCGACTTGTCGGCGCCGGTCAGGTAGTGGAACTCGGGGTTCTCGAGCAGCACCTGGCCGTAGCTGTGGTTGCCGATGAAGAGCACCGGGAACACCGACACGCCTGTGGCCGGCGCGGCCGGCGGCGTCTGCGTCACGCCGATGCCCGTCAGCGTCACCGTCTGGTTCGGCTGCAGCTGCGTCGCCTGACCGGCGAGCACGCCAGTAACAGGCACGCCGTTGCCGATCGCGGTGGCGAGGTTCGCCGGGTTCGCGGTCGTGCCGATGTACACGTTGAACACGTAGTTCGGGAACGACGGCAGCGTCACCGAAATCGAGCCGGTCGGGCCCGTCACGCTGATCGACGACGACACCTGGTAGATGGTCTGCTCAACCGACGTGAGCGCCGGCGCGGCGGTGACCTGAACATAGTACGTGCCGGTCGCCAGCTGACCGCCGGACGTCGATGCGGTGCCGTTGATCGCGGCAGCGCCCGTCCAGTACGGCATCATGTTCGTTTCGCAGAAGCGGATGCCGCCGAAGTCGCCCAGCTCGTTGTTGTACAGGCGGTTCACGTCGCTGTAGGCCCAGGCTTGCTGGACCGACGTGTTCTCGCGCATGTCCTGCGCCGAGAACGGGCTGATCAGCGCGACGTAGTGCTGCTTGACGCGCGGCGTCTGCGACGGATCGCGGTACGCGCCCGCCTCGATCATCATGTCTTCGCGCTCATCGCCGTTGAAGCGCGGCACGCCATAGGCGGCCATCGATGCGAACAGGCGGTTCGATTCGTGCGGCGACATCACGTTGGATGCCGTCAGGGCTGCGCGGTTGGCGGCACCGCCGGCGTAGTTCACCTGCGGCGCGGACAGCAGCGTGTTGAGCGTATTGCGCTCGAGCGTTTCCGGCATTTGCAGCGACACCAGTTCGCAAGCTTGCTGGAACAGCGGGTGCTTGATCGTGAGGTTGGCGACGTCGGTGATGATGACGCGGTCACCCCATTGCTGCGCGGTAGCGCTCACCTGTTGCAGCGTCATCGCTTCACCCGGGGGCGCGACGCCTTCTTGGAGCGGCGCATACGGCAGCGGCAGGCGCTGGTATCGCGACGCGGTGTACGTCGTGCCACGGTTCGTGTCGAGCTTCAGCGGCTTGCCGAACTGGTATGCGACCAGCTGGCGGCGTGCGAGCGGCTCGACCTCTTCCTGGATGTACGCTTCGACGTCAGCCGTGAAACTCGACGACTGGTTCGTCACCCCCGGAAACATGAAGCCCGTCAGGAGGGCCAGAATTTTCGTCAGCATGGTGTCCTCGTGCTGGTCAGATGTTCACGTCGGCCAGACGCGCGGCGCGCTTCTGGTGTTCGGTTTGCCCGCGGCCGGTCGGCACCGTCGAGCGCACGCCCGGCGTCTTGCCGCGCGGTACGTCGGCTGCGGCCGATTTCGCCTTTGCCTTCGGCTTCAACTTGCCGTCCGCGATGTCCCTGCCGAGCATGAAGTAGTAGACCGCCTCGCGCGAAGCATTGCGGCCGGCGCGGCGCTCTTCCTGCACTGCGGCCTCCACACGGTCGCGATAGCGCGCGCGGTGCGGATCGCTGGCGATCTTCGCCTCGAACAGCGTCTGATCGCGCAGATCCTGAGCTTGAAACAGCGCCGCTTGCGCGGCCTGTTGGCTCTGGCGCAATGTGCGGTTTGACTGGATCTGCCAGCGCTCCATCGGATCCAGATTCGGGTCGCGCAGGCGCGCTTCTTCGGCTTCGAAGTCCCGATCCGAGGCAGGTGCCGCCGGAGCGCGCGCAACGTCGACCAGGCGGCCGCGGCGCTCTACTTCCGCCTCGAGCGCGGCCAGACGATCCGCATCGGACGTCGAGCGACGCGTGGGTGCTGCGGGCTCGACGAAATCGAAGTCGAAATCGTCATCCGGAGCCTCACCAGCGCCAGCGTCGTCGCCGCCAGCATCACCAGCGCCAGTGTCATCGCCCCCAGCGTCATCGCCAGGATCCGACGGATCGTCGACACCGGGAAACAGAAAGCCGAGAAGTCGCTGCAGGAGCTTGTTCATGCCCGTCCTTATGCGTTGCCGGCGCCCACGGCCTGGAGGCTGGCCGTCGTCGCGCTGGTGATGGTGACCACGAAGTCACGGAAGACCGTTGTGGCGATGGTCATCGTGCCGGCCAGCGTCCACCCGGTGTTCGTTGTCATGGTCAGCGTCTGCGTGGTCGCGACGTTGATGACCCGCAGTTGCCAGGTCAACCCGACCGGGTTGGCTTGCACTACGGCGGGGAGCGCGGCAATCAGGTTGGCGACCGTCGGCAGCGTGAGCGCGCCGCCGGCGCCGAAAGTTCCGGTGAAGGCGAGAAAGCACTGCGCGGCGCCACTGATTTCGGTTGCCGAAAGTGTCTTCGATGCCGTCGCAGCGTCCGCGTTGTAGATCGCTTCCTGCAACGGGTTAATGCCGAGAATCGAAGCATTCAAACCGGTCTGGTCGGGCAACGCGCCGTTCATCGGCACGTTCGGGTTCTGACCGGGGCCGATAGCCGGGAAGATGAGGCCGACGAGACGGGCCAGAATGGTTTTGCGCACGATGATCTCCTGATCAGGGTTGTGCGATTTGTATAGCGGTTTCCCAACTTCTCAAACACCGCGAAGGAAATAGGCCGTGATCAGCACGCTCGACCAATCAAGCGCGGCGTTTTGTTGTATCTGGTCAGCCAATGAAACGACTGGTTCGAAACCGTACTCGAATCCGCCAGGAGCGAAACGCAATAGAACGTCACCTGCATTCAGACCCGGTACCGATATAGAGCCCGTTGAGCTTCCGCCGCAGAAGGTCGCCTGAACCAATAAAACTGAACTTACGATCGCGGCCATTACCGAACCCTCCGCGCGCGCAGCCATCCGCTCACCGTTACGCTGCCGCCTGTGAAGTTAGCCTGAGAGCCGAGATATATCGTCGAAGTCCCAGACAAGCTAAACCTACTAACCCAAGTGATTTGATTCGACAAACTACTCACAAATTGCGTTACCGAATTCGGGCTGCCGGGGTTTGTTGCTGACACACCGTTGATGCCACAAACCGAAGCCGTGATGCCCGTCCCCGAGCCTCCATACGCGCAGAAACCCTCTATGTCCCAGTCGCCCGCTGACAAAGAAAGCGTCGTCACGTTCGTGTAGACGGTATTGGTGAGTGCGACCCCTGACGCTGTGTTCGTCTGGTATTCCCCGATGCTGCCAGCGTTCGCGTTGTCGTTTGTCGTGGTGCCGACGATGCCGCCCGTCGACGTCGGGGTAATAGCGCTCGTGAACGTCAGTCCCGCCACTGTGGTTCCGAACGCTGGATCTGCGCCCGTCGCCCCGACAAGAACTTGTCCCGTAGTTCCAACCGCGAGCTGGTTGATCGCGGCTGTTCCTTCGCCAACCAGCACGCCGTGCGCGGTGAGAGTCTGCCGGCCAGTACCGCCTTGGCTCACGGATAGCGCGGTCGTGAGGCCGGACAAACTCGTGATGTTGGCGTTCGCCCCCGAAGTCGCGATTGTTGAATTGCACTGGAATCCTGAACCGTTCGTCCACTGAAGAGCCTGCGCGGCCCCGTTGCACCCCGTGACGGAGACTGCGGTGACGTTCGCAGTGGAGCCAGTGGCATTGCCAAGCAACGTGTTTGCGCCGGCCTGCGCCAGATTCCCGTATGTGATGCCGTTTGTCAGGCTCTGGAATGAATACGCGCCGGCGCCGGTCCGCGTCAGGAACCCGGTGCTCGAAAAGCCGCTGATGTTGTCCAGCGCCGTGCCGCTGGCCGTCGCGGAATTGGTTCCCCCGGATGAAACTCCAAGCGGGTGAGCGGTCAGCGTCGCTATACCCTGCACCGTCAGGTTGTTGTACGTCGGTGAGGGGTAGCTCTGGGCGAGCGCGGCCGAGCAGATCAGCGCGAGCAAACCAGCGAAAAGCTTATTCATTGGGTACCTCACGATTGGGCGAGCGTGCCGCCGTTGTTCCAAAGCACGCCGGACGTCGCCGGCAGCGTGGTCGGCAGGCTGTTGAACCAGGCCAGCATCGCCGCGGCGAACTGAGGACTTGCGCCGTTGTCGAGCAGGTTCAGCGCGGCGGTCGTCTGGAACGCGAGCGAGTTGATTGCGGACTGGATCTCGTTCGGCGGGACGTCCTTGCCTTCGGCCTTGACCTGGTAGGGCGTGATGTGAAACGCGTCAGACATGGAGCGCCTCCAGCCTTTCCTGTGAGCTCGGATGCAGCGCGCTGCCCGGATGCGGATGCCGACGCAGGAACATGCGCAGGCCTGCGGCCAGGCCCTGCTCCTTCACGTATTGATCCGCCACCAGCTCCTGCTCGCGCACGCGCGCGAAGACCCATTCCGGGCGGAAGATCAGCTGCAGCGTCAGCAACCACCAAAGTCGGCGCCACGGATCTCCGCGCATCAGGTGCGCGCGCTCGTGCGCGAGCACTGCATCCTTCTCGATC